GAAGTTTGGGAGAAGTAATCAAAAATAGCTACTTCTCTTGTTTTCCCTTCTCTATCTGAGAAATAGATTAACTTTCTAGTTAGTCCTTTCTCATTAATAGAGAAGTAACTCATTAGATTTTCGGAATTACCATAAAAGTAGCAAAGCAGGTCCAAATGGACCTGCATTATGGACGAGTTTTCAAGATCTAATCTCCATTGATTCAACTACGTTATGTTGTATTATGAACCTGGGAGGTCAGAAATTGACCTCGTACATAAAATTACTTTTAAAGTATTCTGAGATACTAATGGATTACTTCTCTATTAAAGAAAAGGGATTAACAAGGAAGTTAATCTACTTCTCAGATAGAGAAGGGAAAACAAGAGAAGTAGCTATTTTTGATTACTTCTCCCAAACTTCTTTAATTCCTTTACATAAATATTTGTTTAAGGCTCTAAAGAAGATTCCTCAGGACTTTACTTTTGATCAGACGGGATATTTAAGCTCTTTATCTAATTCTAAGGTATACTACAGTATAGACCTTACGGCCTTTACTGATAGATTTCCTATACAAGTAAATAAAGATTTACTTGAAGAAAGGATTGGACCCTTAAGGGCCAATTCTTGGCTTCAGATAATGACCCAACAGTTTACCACACAGGATGGTGAATTAATTCACTATTCTGTAGGTAATCCAATGGGTGCTTATTCATCCTGGAACTCTACAACCCTAGCACACCACTTTGTGATGTGGAAGGCTTGTAAAAACAAGGGTATAAGTTGGAAGACAGCTCCTTATGCAATGTTAGGTGATGACCTAGTAATAGGTGATCATCTAATTGCAAAGGAATACTGTCGACTAATTCGTACTCTTGGAGTTCACTGGTCGAAAGAGAAGACCCATGTCAGCTCACATTTCTTTGAATTTGCAAAGCGAATTCATTGGTGTGGACATGACATAAGCCCTTTCCCTATAGCAGGACTATGGTCTGAAAGAAACCGACTTGTCGGTCAAATTCAGGTTCTAGATAATGCTATTAGTAAAGGGTGGTTTTCGGCTTCTGACTGTATTGAATCCCTTGATGAGTACTTTAGTAATAGAGGATATCCAAGACGTCTTAGGACAAAATGGATAGAATCTATGACTAAAGCATGGATAGTAATATCCATCCTTCAGAAGAAAGCTTCGGCA